GCGCGCTCGCGGCGGAAGTGATCCTCGAGTTCGGGCCCGGCTCGTCGACGCTCGCGCTCATCGAAGGCGGGGCGACGACGATCGACTCGTGCGAGGACGATCCGAAGTGGCTCGAGGTGCACCGCTCGCGGATGGGCCGCAAGTTCGCCGGCCTCCTCGAGCTCCACGCCTACACCTGGGCGGATCCGTTGACGATCCCGACGATCAACCCGCGCCGCTACGATCTCGGTTTGATCGACGGGCCGCACGACACGCCGCGGCGGCCCGCCGTGCTCGAGTACTGCCTGCACCGATGCCGGGCGGTCCTGATCCCGACGGAGGATTACAAGGTCGCGTCGCCGCCGCTCCGGCCGCATATCGATCGCCTGGCCGGCGTGTTCGACGCGAGCGTGGAGATCGTCGAGACGGGCCCGCTCTCCGGCGCGTTCGCGCTCCTGATCCCGGGAGCTCGATCGTGATCCCGTTCGGCACGAAGGGCCCGCCGATCACATTCGACGATTTCGTCGCGATCGCGCTCGCGGCCGCGGCGGAGTCGTCGTGTCAGTCGCAACGCGGCGCCGTCGCGTTCACCGGGAGCGCGCTCGAGGGATACGAGCTCGTCGCCGTCGGGTTCAATCAGCAACCGGCGGGCCCGTGCGACGGCTCCGATCGATGCAAGGCAACATGCAGGCGGGAGGCCGTTCACGCGGAACAAGCTCTGATCCTCAGCGGCGTCGATCTCGCGAGCGGCGGATCGGTCGAAGTGATCCACGTGAAATCGTACGCCGACGAGCTCGCCGTGTCGGGCGGCCCTGACTGTATCGAATGCGCGAAGCTCCTCCGGTTCGCCGGCGTCGTCGCCGTGTGGCTCTATCACGTCGACGGATGGCGCCGGTACCCGATCGAGGAGTTTCACCGGCTCTCGATCGCCGGCGAATACGAACGGCTCCGCAAGCGACGCGCGGAGGCGCGATCGACGTGATCGTGGTTTGTCCGTCGTGCGGCGTTCCGTTCACCCGAACGGGCGCCGCGCGCTCGTCGGGTTTCTACCGAACGCACGCCGAAAACGATACGTGTATTTGCTGTCGCGAGGGCCTCGATCCCGTCACGCTCGAGCCTCTCGCGACGCGAGGGCAACCCATGAAAGCGGAAACACTCACCGACGTCGAATTGATCGAGGCCCTCGAGGGCGCCGGCCCGCGGCTCCGCCTGGCGAGGAGTGAAGATCTCCGGCGGATCGCCGACGCGATCGCCGACGTCGCCGCGGAGGCCGCCCGGCGCCTCGAGGCGCGTTCCCGCCTGGCGGGCCCGCTCGAGGGAAAGATCCGCGACGTCGCGATCGACGCCGCCGGCCGCATGACGGCGCGCCTCGAGGTCAACCTCCGATGATGCCGGTTCCGGATCGTTGTCCGCACGGCCGCCGGCGCTACACCTCCGGAGGGCCGGCGCGATGCCCTGGCGGATTCACTGAGGCGAGGTGTCTCTGCTATCCGACGATCCGTACGCGGTTCCGCACCTGGCGCCGCGACGTGCTCGAGCAGATCCGCCGCCGGCTCTCGAGGGCGCGCGCGTGAATATGTCCTTTCACCTCACGACGCGCCAGGTTCGCGCACGTGAGAAAACCGTCACGCGGCGGAACGGATGGCAGCGGGCCCGCGTCGGCCAGGTCGTACAACCGATCGTGAAGGGGCAAGGGCTCCGGAAGGGCGAGCACGTCGAGCAGATCGGCGGCCCGATCCGGTTCGTCGACGTGCGGCGCGAACCGCTCGACGCGATCACCGCGGCCGACGTCGAGCTCGAGGGGTTCCCCGGCATGACGCCGGCGGCGTTCGTCGAGCTCTATCGCCGCGCGAACGGCGGCGCCGCGGATCAGATCGTCACGCGGATCCAATTCGAGTACCTGTGAAAAAGCGCCGGCGAGCTCCTCGAGGCAAGGGGAAACCGGCGGCCGCGGCCGGCCAGGTGATGACGCTCTCCGCGTTCGCGCGCGATCGGAACGTCGACGAAAAGGCCGTGCGGAAAGCGGTCGCGTCGCAACGGATCCCGCCGTCGTGCCTGGGCCCGTCCTCGAGCGGCCGTAAGCAAGTGATCACCGACGTCGCCGGCGCGCGTGCGGCGTGGGATGCGAACGCCGCGAAGCTCCCAAACGGGCCCGCCGTCGAGGGCGCGCGCCAGTCGCTCACGGAGGCGTCGACGCTCACCGCGCTCGAGCGCCATCGCGCGCTCCGACTCGCGAACGATCTCCGCGAGGGCCGCGTCGTCGACGTCGCCGCTCACAAGCGGGCCGCATTCGAGGACGCTCGTATCATCCGCGACGGGATGCTCAACATACCGACGCGCCTCGCCGCGGAGCTCGCCGCCGAAACCGATCCGGCGAAGGTGTTCGCGCTCCTCGACGAGGCGATCCGTCAGGCGCTCGGCGACGTCGCCGATCGGCTCGAGGCCGCCGGCGAGTGAGCGACGCGGCCGCCATCCGCGAGATCCGCAAGGCGCGCGCCGACGGCATCCGTCCCGATGCCGTGCTCTCCGTGAGCGAGTGGGCCGATCAGCACCGACGGCTCCCGAAAAAGTCGAGCGCGGAACCTGGGCCCTGGCGCACCGATCGCACGCCGTACCTCCGCGAGATCATGGATTGTTTCTCCTCGCGCTCCGACGTCGAGGAGGTCGTGTTCATGAGCGCCGCGCAGATCGGAAAGACGGAGGCGCTCCTCAACGCGCTCGGCTATTTCATCGATCACGCGCCCGGGCCGATCATGCTCGTATGGCCCGATCTGACAACGGCGAAGCGCGGATCGCGTCAACGCGTCGGCCCGCTGATCACCGACACGCCGAAGATCGCGGAGAAGATCGCGCCGGCGAAGTCGCGCGACTCCGCGAACACCGTCCTCGAGAAGTCATTCACCGGCGGGCACCTCGTGATCGCCGGCGCACAATCGGCGGCGGCCCTGCGATCGATGCCGGCGCAATACGCGCTCATGGACGAGATCGACGCCTGGCCGATCGACGTCGAGGAGGAGGGCTCGCCGATCGCGCTCGTCGAGGCGCGCCAGCGCACGTTCGCGCGCCGCAAGCGAGGGAAGTTCTCGACGCCGACGATCGCCGGCCGCTCCGCGATCGAGGCCGCGCACGAACGCGGCGACGCGCGGAAGTATTTCGTCCCGTGTCCCATATGCGGCGCGTTCCAGACGCTCGAGTTCTCGCGCCTCGTGTGGACGAAGCTCGAGCTCCCGCCCGCGGCCGCGGTCTATGAGTGCGAGGCGTGCGGCGGGTTCATTCGCAACCATCAAAAATCCGTGATGCTCGCCGCCGGCGAATGGCGCGCGACGAACCCGGGCCGCGGCGCCGGGAAGATCCGGAGCTATCACCTCAACGCGCTCTACGCGCCCGTCGGTTGGATCTCCTGGGGCGAGATCGCGACGGAGTTCGTCGAGGTCGAAAAGGATCCCGAAAAATTCCGCGTGTTCGTGAACACCGTCCTGGGCGAGGTGTGGAAATCAAAGGGCGAGGCGCCGGAATGGGAGAACCTCTATCGCCGGCGCGAGGCGTACGCGACGAGCATGATCCCGCCTGGCGCGCTCGTGCTCACCGCCGGCGTCGACGTGCAGAAGGATCGCCTCGTGTACGAGATCGTCGGTTGGGGCCGCGGCAAGCGGTCATGGTCGATCGACGCCGGCGAGATCGCGGGCGACACCGACGATCTCGAGCGCGGGCCCTGGCCGCAACTCGACGCGATGATGGCGCGCACCTATCCGCACGCGGAAGCGCCCGACGTCGAGCAACCGATCCGCGTCGTCGCCGTCGACTCGCAGTACCGAACGCAAACGGTCTACACCTGGGCGAAGAAATACCCGGGCCGCGCGTTCCCGATCCGCGGCGTCGATCACGGCGCCTCGATCATCGGCACGCCGCAAGCGATCGAAGTCACGATCAGCGGGAAGAAACGGAAACGCGGCGGCCGCCAGTGGCCGATCGCCGTCGGGATCGTGAAGTCGGAACTATACGGCTGGCTCCGGCTCGAGCTCCTGAAAGACGGCACGACGCCGCCCGGCTACGTCCGGTATCCGGAGTACCCGGAGGAGTGGTTTCGGCAGATCACCGCGGAGCAACTCACCGCGCACAAAACGCGGCGCGGGTACATCCGGCTCGAATGGGAAGTAATCAAGGGCCGCCAGAATCACGCGCTCGACGCGCGCGTCTACGCTCGAGCGGCCGCCGTGCTCGCCGGCGTCGATCGGACGAACGATCGCGATTGGGAGGCGCGCGAGAAATTCCTGGGCGTCGGTCAGACGGAGGCCGCGGCCGCCGCCGCCGCCAGGCCGCGGACGGCGCCGCCGGCGAG